CGTTCGCATCCACGGCCAGCGCTTCGCCGTAATGCTCATGCACCCGCATGGCTTTCTCACTGGTGCTCATGGCGGTAAATTCCGCCTCGCTCATGGTGCTGAACGGGCTGTCAGCCGGTGGCCGGATGGCGTCATACATGGCTTTACGCGTGGCCTCCCCGCCGTGCTGTGTATACGCATCATTCCAGTCACCGAACACCGGCGGCAGGGCGACCACGCCCTCGCAGGACTCTGCGGCCGCAGACGCTTTGGTCTGGCCGTCGCCGTTAAGGTCACGGTCGGCGGCAATGACAATCCGGCAGGCCGGATATTTGTGACGGGCAAGGCTCGCCAGAGAAAGGAGGTTCACCGACGACAGCGCCACCATGACGGTTTCGCCGGTCAGGTGATGCACGGTGAGCGCGGTCGCGTAGCCCTCCGCTATCCACAGCCGTTTTCCCGCCTCTTTTTTCCCGTCGAGAATATGACACGCCCCTTTCACCTGCCCCCCTTTCAGGGTGCGCTTGAGACCGTCCGCGTTAATGAGCTGGACGTTAACCAGTGCGCCGCTATCGTCATACAGCGGGACAACCACATCCCCGGCGCGGTACGTCACACCGCCGGTTTTATGCAGGGTGGTGAGCGTCAGACATTCCCGGCCGGGGAAGCCCTTGCGGGTGAGGTAGGCATTGCCGGTGGCCGGGCGGGCTTTCTCCGTCAGTTTTACGGCCAGCGCGGCCGCCGCTTTGCGGTCGGCCTCAGTTTCAGCGTCTGCGGCCACAGTCACCGCCGGGGAAACCGGCGGCAGGTTGCCGGTGATGGCGTTCACCTTCCCGGCCGCCTCTGACGGGGTCACGCCGAACACTTTCTCAACCAGTTTCAGACCGTCCCCCGCACCGCACTGGTTACAGAACCACGTCCCGCGCCCCTCTTTATCGTCAAAGCGGAAGCGGTCGGAGCCGCCACACACCGGACAGGCCTGATGGCGGTTTTTGATGACCGTTACCCCCAGCGCCGGGAGAATGCGCGGCCAGTGGCCGCACGCCTGTTTTACGGTGTCCGTTACGTTCATTTTCATGGTGCTTTCCCTCAGTGCAGTGCCGGTGCGGTGATATGACGGGCGCAGAGTTCATCCATCACAGCCAGCCCGAGAAAGGACAGCGACGGGGCGGCTTTCAGTGGTCCGGCTTCCATTAAATCTTCGAGTAGGGCACAGGCAATCTGACGGCCTTTTTCCTCGCCATGCTGGCGCAGGTAGAAGCCCTCCAGCTCGGTCGCAATGGCGCTTTCCAGCGTACTGAGCGTGAGCTGCGGGTAGCGGTGCTGACGTTCGCACAGGGTCAGCCAGGCACAGGCGACCGCCCGGCGATAGAGCGCGGCGCGTAAGACGGGCGTTAATGGCTTTTTCATACGTTGCCCTCCCCGGTCAGCCAGCACTGATTACAGCGGTCGACCACGCCGTCGAGCCGGGCAGTCATGAGGTAAATCACCGAGGTGAGCTGTAGCTGCTGCGCCGGATTATGGCGCACGGTGGTACAGCCCTGCACCTGCATCAGGTCGCCGACGAGCTGGCCGACGTTGCGCATATGTTCGAGGCATTCAAGGTCTGCCCGGCTGATGGTGGGCTGGTTTATATTCTGCGGCCGTTCCGTACTGTTAACAGGCATCATGTCGTCTCCTGAGGACGTGCGTATCCCTGCGCAGATACGCACATTTTATTTTTGGGTGTCGTTTTTAATTACAGATAATGGCGGTAGCTGTTATCCGGTTTTATTTCCGTTTCCGGCCTGAAATTATTCCGCCATTTATGCGCCACCGGCGCAGGACGTTTAACCGGGGGAATATCATCAGGATAGTTATCGATATTCCGCGCCCGGTATTGCTGTAATGCCGGGTCAGCCGCTATTTCGCGCAATACGGCATGGCGGTTGTCAGGGTTGCGCTTAAATACATCGGGATGCTCACAGGTAAAGTCCCGCAAAAAACGACTGAGCGGAATCTCTGCCATGCGGCCACCGGCAATTATACGAATGAGGATGGTGTAAGTGCGCCGGTACGGGTTCCAGACCAGCCCCGGACAGCGGTACGGCATATCCCACGGAATACCGTCGGCCAGCACGCCCGACACCACCACATCAGGAAATCCTGTACAGCGATATGTTTCGCCCGGCTGAGGGAAATCAAACATGGTGCTCCCCTCCGTTTCCCGACGTCGTGGCGAGAAAGTCACGGCACAGGCCTTTGGCCTTGAGTTCTTCGAGCACATGGCTGATGTCTTCATGCACATAACTCAGGATTTGCGGGGTATAAAGCTGGCTGAGTCCGTTGATTTCATGGCGTCGTAAATCACTGCCGAAATACTGCAGAGTTTCACAGGCACGGTTGAGTTTATGGAATGATTCGAGGCTCAGGTGTTCACGGAGGACGTTAAGGTCATCACGACGCGCTGAGACGGTCTGAGGGGTGTTTTTATTATGCATGTGACACCTCCACAACCGGCAGACGGGCGGCAAGGGAAAGCACGTATTCGCGGACAAGGGTACGGCGGGCGGCCAGCTCGTCACCGGCAACGGTGCGGAGCATACAGATACGGGGTTTACGGTCTGCGCGACGGATGGCGGCAAACACAAAGACAAACTGAGGGTGTGACGGGGTGAGGGTCGTAGCCATAAGGGCAACCTCCAATAAGTAGCGGTTATTGCCACCACCGGAGTTCCTACACTCATGGGTGGTAGCCCGGACGGGGGTAGGAATACCGGCCTTATTGGAAACCGGCCAGCCCGAAGGCTGCCCCGCCCGGACCACCATTATCTGATACAGGCCAGTGTGAAACCACCACAGCCCAAAAATAAGGTGTACCTGAGCAACGACGTAAAAAAACACGCATGGCGCGTGTTGAGTCGCCAATAAGTAACACGGGTTCCTACGCCCGGCTGTCGATTTTGCGACAGCGACAAAACTGTACCAGGAAACACACAACGGATGCAAGCCAGAAAAAGGGGCTTTGTGAAATCGGCTCTGATTCATGCGTCGTATTTCCGGTTGCGGTGCGCGACACGCTCTTCCATCCACGCCGTGATTTCAGACTGCAGCCAGGCGACATTTTTACCCCCCAGGGAAACCTGCGCCGGGAAAGCATTGCGGGCAATTAAATCGTAGAGCGTGGAGCGGGACAGGCCGCACTGATGAATGACTTCCGGGAGACGTAAAAAACGTTCCTGAGCCGGGGCTGAAACCGGCATCGGGTGAGTGCCAGTGGGGGAAGATGGTACTGATGAAACCGTGTGCATAACGCTACCTCGTTAATATCCGCAGAGATCCGGACGAATCCGTCCGGTATCAGGTAGCGCTCTATTTTGTGAATATTTTGGTCTGATGCAACAAGCGAATTTTGTATGAGGCATGGCACAAGCTGTCTGAATTTTGAACAGTAAAACTTCAAATCGCTTTAAATGACTTTAAATGGCTTCAGATGGAAATCAGAATTTTTCTTTGATTAGTTGCACCTATGGTTATTACGAAATTAACAGGAATTAACATAATTATGAGATAAGGCTCAATTTCTATGGAGTGAACAGTAGTGAACAGTTGGTGAACACTTCCCTCTCAACTGTTCACTCTTTAATTCATTGTTTTACTTATATTTTTATACTGAGTGAACAGTAGTGAATAGTTATTATTAAAAAAACAAACAGAGTGTGGGGTTTTCCTGCGACCTTTCTCTGGCCAGCCGGGTTTTTAAGTCCTGTTTGTGCCATGTCTGCTACAACGGCAATGAATCGAGTTGTTGTCTGAGGGACGGCAGAATGGCGTCAGGTTGAAAACACAGAGAGAACCCGACGATGAAACCAGATTTATTTACCGCAGTAATGAAAACCATCGGCAGCACGCAGGATGAGAACATCCGCACGGCCATTGACAGCGCACTGGATACCCTTAACGAGAAATCAAACCAGAACGCAGAGGCCACGATAAATAATGCGCTTGAGGCATTCAGCAAGGCCAAATCCGTGCACACGGAAAATATGCTGAAACTGAATGATATTGATGCGGCCATTACCCGCAGTGAGAAAGAGCGTCAGAACGCCCTGAATGAAAGTGCCGAAGCTGAACAGAACTGGCGTACCCGTTTTCGCGAACTGCGCGGCATGATGACCCCGGAACTGAAAGCCGAACACAGTCAGCGAGTGGCCGGTCGGGAGCTGGCGGAGGAATTCACCGCCCTGATTGATGAACTCAACGATGATAAGGCCAGTACCATGCTGTCCGCCTGTACATCAGGAGATAAGTACGTCGGCACGCATTTTACGGTGTTCTCTGCCTACTCCCGGAATGAGTGGGCGACCGTGATGAAAGACATCCCTCCCTCACTGGTGCGCGCATTTGCGTTACGTCTGCGTGAACTCGAAATGAAGGGGGAAGAACACCCTCATAACGTTCTCATTCAGGAGCTGGGGGAGAATGTACTGGCGCAAAGCAGGTACTACACATTCAACATGGCGCAGGAGCCGGTAATTTCAAAAATTGGGCTTCACCGTCCGGCACTCACCGGCGTGGACATGAAGCTCTTTAAAAGCCCTGTTCTCAGAATGGCGCGGGCTAAGGAGCTGGCACAGAAGAAAAAATCGCAGGGGGTTAAGCCATGATGCGCTGTCCGTACTGCAAACAGGCTGCCCATGTCCGTACCAGCCGTTACCTGTCGGATAACGTCAAACAGAGCTACCTCCAGTGCGTGAATGTCTTTTGCTCCGCAACCTTTCGCACCACCGAGTCTATCGACGAGGTGATACGGCCACCGGCAGAAGAAAAGCACGAACCGCCGCAGACGGTACCAGAAACACCGCCCCGAATTCTGGACTGCGCCCGCTCATCGCTGCGCCACTGATTCAGGAGAAAAGACAATGGCACGAGCACTACTGGAACAGGCCTTTGAAACCTGTCAGAAGAATAAATCGGACTGGATGAGCAGCAAGTCAGCACTGGCGCGGGCTGAAATGGCGCTGAAAGAGCTGGAGCTGACCTGCACCCGTTATCAGCCGGAGGCAGCACAGGCGCTGCGGGATGATATTGACCTGAAAAAATGGGCGGTAAATCAGTCGGCCGGGCAGTACATCCGGTCACATGAGGCCGTGCAGCGTATCAGTATCCGTCGTCAGCTCCACGCTTTTATGCAGGTAAGCGGCGACGCGCTGGCCGCCGCTCTGGCACCGGAATTAATGCATCTCTGCGAACAACCTGACATCGTCAGAGAACGGGCTCTCGACCGGGCGGCCGCCAGTGTTCGCGAAGCGCTGTCCGTTCATGTAACCCGCGGAGGAAATATTGATTACGCAGAGGAAGATTGCGACATTCTGACAACCATCGGTTTCCGGCCTGACAGAGCATCGAGAGACGACAACCGGGCAAAATATACACCTGAACAGAGTCAGATTTTCATGCGCCGACAGGCCGCGCAGACCCGCAAAAATCCGCATAAAACGCCCCGAAAATACCCGTCTTTTTAATAAAAATAGCCATGCATGCCTACGCTGCATGGCTTTGCATGCAAAACCCTGAATTTTCCACACCCCGCCACACCAGCACTGGCGCGGCCTGAGCCACTTCATGCACCTGCATTAAAAGCGCCCCACGAAGCGGGCAGGCGTGGCGGGGAGAGCATTGCGCGCCCGCATTGATGTACTGATGTTAATATGCTCATGTACGCCACAATACCGGTTTATTCAAAAATAAAAGAATCTCATATATGAAACGTAAAACACTATATATGAATCATCTGGATAAAAGTAAAATACTTTGTCAAAAGCTGACATTACTCTGTATATTAAGAACCCCCAAGACAATAGCTCGCTACCTTTGATGATACTGTTTGCTTACCCCCTCAATAATTACACAATTAAACTATTAACTTGAACGGTAATTTTTAATTATGATATAACCAGCAGTTTTCACAACATACTATTGACAAAAACAACACATACAAATAAATTTGCAATATATATTATAAAATACAAACCTAAAAACCATGAAAATATAAACCATAAAACTTCCAAGATATAAACATTATTCCTAACCCACATAGCAATGGATTTTATAATGGACACAATAAGCATTAAAGTTAAAGGTATTAAGCATATTGAAAGTGCAAATATTGAGATTCCTTTTGAGGGAGGTCTTTACGGCTTTGTTGGCAGTAATGGTTGCGGAAAGAGCACAATTATGCTCATACTCTCAGTGCTCTTGAGCGAAAGACGTTATCTTATGTTCAAAAAAGAGGATTACAATTCAGATTCATTCATAGAAATAGGAATAAATACTTCGACACAGAATCTAGTTAATCTTTGGCAACCTAAGACCTCGCAATTGAGACTATCACCTGGTGTACAACCATTCCGTTATAATGGAATATACGAAGGTAGTCTTTTCTATGGCACACGTTTCGATGACTCAAGAGCAGTTGATCAATTACTAAAGAGCGGTGACATATCTCACCATGAAATAGAAGATTCGGTAGAATACATAAAGGATAACCTAAGTCATATCTTACATGGTGATAAAAACCATTACAGGACATTAAAAAAAATAAAAAATAGAGCTACTGCAAAAAAATTCAAACTAAACAATATCCCCTATTTCATTGAAGCCAAAAATGGAAACATGCTCAGTCAATATAGAATGAGCTCAGGTGAATGCTTATTAATATCACTATTAAACTTCATTTATTATTCGATTGTTAATAACCGTTCAGGAAAATCCGGGAAAGCTCTTATATTAATTGATGAAATAGAACTGGCATTACATCCTATAGCAATAACTCGCTTGATATCATTATTAAACAAGTTGAATGCAGAGCAAAAGAATGTTGTGATTTATCTTACATCACACTCTCCAGAAGTTATTAGAAGTATTAAACCAAACAATATGTTCATGCTTTCAAACACTGAAGGTAGATTATCAACAATAAATCCCTGCTTTCCAAGTTATGCAATAAGAGATGTATATAGCCATGATGGATTTGACTATTTAATATTAGTTGAAGACAAACTAGCAGCAAGTGTAGTAGATAATGTCCTCGTTAATAAAGGACTAAAAAACAGTAGATTGATACATATCGCTCCGGTTGGAGGCTGGCAGAATGTGTTATCCCTGCATCGAGATCTACTTGCAAACAATGTTATTGGGATCAACAGAAAAATCATAAGTATACTAGACGGAGATGTAAAAGAACTAGTATCTAAAGAAATAGAATA